CCGTGTAATATGGATTCCCGGTGGTGTTCGCGGAAATGTTTCCCAAAAATTCTTGGCCTGATACCAAGATCGCTTCGACCCCCCGATGTTTCGTCATCTTTTTCTTTGAGAAAGAGGTTCGACTTTTTGTGCCATAGCGTACTGGCACGGCGACTTGTTGTTGCCCCTTCATTTTAGGGGTCTTTGTTTTTGCTACTTTTTGTTGTGGTAGCGATTTCTTTTTCTTAGAAGTTTTAGTCTTTTTCTTACCCTTTGGTTTCACCAAATGGTCGACTACTTTTTCGCCTACGGCGATGGCGGCTTTTGTTGCAGCAGCTGCAATTGTGCTTTCCATTTTTAATGATTGTGGTACCACGGTTTCCCGGACCTCAGTCTCTCCCGTTTCAGGCATTTGTCCAGCAGGCCCAAAGCTAGACTCCAAATTTAGGAAGTAATTGGCCGCTTGAACGAATTTTGTTGATTCAAGTCCAAGCCAAAAATTTACAGCCCATGAGAAGTCCGGAATGAATGAAGTTTTAAAATCTGGATCTGCCATATCTAGAATAATGTCATTTTGTGAAATAACGCCATGTATCCAATTAGGATCTTCTTTGTCGTATTTTCTTCGTAAGAATATAGCATACCTTCTAATGCGATTAAAATGAATTTTTCCATTGAAGGTGCTCAAAACCAATAATGACACGATTTTTGAAAACTTAGCTAGTTTAGGCATTTTTCGTTTTCCAGTTTGTGCAATTGCACTCCATATTCTTTCTATTCCAAATTGTGGTGCCCACTTTCCAAAGTAGTCAACTGCTTTTGCTCCTAAGAATTTCATGTTTTTCGGTCCCAATAAGTTGACGAGATCGTCTTCTTTCTTGAGTAGATAGCCACACTGACGGTAAAAACCCTCCCGACTCTCAAATGCGATCAAATCCGCAAGGGTAGGGTGAACACCGGCCAGATGATCGTCAGCATACAACTTGATTAGTGCCACTGCTCTATTTAATATGTCTTTCCAGGTTCGGATCACGATCCCTGTTTTCTTCTTTATCCATTTTCGATGTTTGTAGAAGAATGCGAAAAACACTTGCAAGTGGCCTAGTGAATTATCAGATGTAGTGTTGCCATCACCCGACAACATGTAGCCTCCCTTTGCACTTTTCATGTGCAAAACCTGCCCCCAAGGGGTCACTATGTAAGCATCCGTGGAATTTTTGTACAATCGATCCATCTTAACTTTGTACTGAGCATAATCTGAACCTTTGTATAGTGCAAGACGGATATGCTTGCATCTTTGGCGCAATTTCGCGTGGAAATATTTGTCCCATTTGCGGACATCACCCATGAAAGTTGTTAATTCATTGAATTGTGACATGAGTTGTGAAAAGCCTCCATTTTGGAAGGATATTCCCACAGCAATAGGGTTGCGATCCCCAACTGAATAAAGGTCTTTATTGAAGGCCTGACAGCAATGGAGTTGTAAAGCTGATTCATGAACTGGAAAAATCTCGAAACATCTCTGATTCATTTCTTGGATTTTATCCCATGGTAAGTATTCCTCTTTCCCTGAAAGGGTAACGAGTGGAATTAATGTGTCATCTTGGGGGTTTAATGTTACTTCACTTATATAGCCAACGCTATCCCAATATTGACTTCTAAAATACTCCCG